GTGCCAGCCGTTGCCTGTTTCAAGGTATAACGCTGTATGACGATCAATAGCCTTTAGGCACTGGTGGATCAGGGGATTCCAAGGTTCACGCAATGGCGTGTTCCATTCCCGTTTTGACATCACCAGTTACTAACCACTAATGTAGGACCGCAAAAACCCTGCGGGTTATTCATGTCAGACGAAACACAAGCACAAGAGCCTGCGGCTTTTGATGCTTCACAGGAAGTCGAAGCACTGCAAAAAAGACTGGCGGCGATGGACCGCAAAAATGCAGAGCTTCTGGATGAGTACAAAAAAGCAGTCGAGCAGGCAAAAGCAGTGCCTGATGGAATCAACGTCCAAGAGCTGCTTGATTTCAAAAGACAAGTCGAGCAACAACAGCTTGAATCTCAAGGCAAATACTCCGAAGCCAGACAGGCTCTGGAGCAGCAATACCGTGAGGCGACGGCGGCAAAGGACCAGCGCATTGCAGAACTAGAGTCCCGTGTGCGGGAACTTGAGCTGCTAACGCCTGCTGTTAGCGCCTTGGCTGACATCGTTCATGATCCTGACCTCATCATGAAGACCAAGCTGTCACCCGATCAAATCGAACGGGAACCTGACGGCACCGTGGTCGTGGTTGACGGTTACCAGCGCACACCAGTACAGGAATGGGCAAAAACCCTGCCGTTCTGGATGCAAAAGCAACCGAAGCCGCAAGGCAGTGGCGCACCTATCGGGCGTAGCTCCGGCGAGATCCCAGCAGGCATTCCAAATCCCTTTGCACCCGAAAGCTACAACCTGACTGAACAATCACGGTTGTTTAGAACTGATCGTGACTTGTATGAAAAGCTAAAAGCACAAGCCAGTCGGTAATATGTCGTCAACCGGCTGCGCTGGTTAGGGCTGCGCCCATACCTACAAACACTTTTGGATTAAAACGATGGCGACTCTTCGGTCGGACATCATCGTTCCCGAGGTGTTCACCCCGTATGTCATCGAACAGACCACCCAGCGCGATGCCTTCCTGGCTAGCGGTGTTGTGCGTCCGATGGCGGAGTTGAACGCTACCGAGGGCGGTGACTTCATCAACGTGCCTTTTTGGAAGGCAAACCTGTCAGGTGATTTTGAAGTGCTGTCTGACAGCTCTTCCCTGACCCCCGGCAAAATCACTGCTGACAAGCAAGTTGGCGTGATCCTTCACCGTGGGCGTGCCTTCGAGGCTCGTGATCTTGCTGCGCTTGCAGCCGGTTCGGACCCGATGGCTGCCATTGGTGCCAAGGTGGCTGATTACGTTGCCAACCAGCGTCAGAAGGATCTGCTGTCCTGCCTTAAGGGCGTGTTCGGCACCCTGGGCACCACCACTTCCTCTGCTGCCTTCTTTGGTCTGACCATTGATGGTGAGTCTGCCGACACCCCGACTGTGCTCAGCCCACGTCACGTTGCTGAAGCTCGCTCCTTGCTGGGCGATCAAGGCGACAAGCTGACTGCCGTTTGCATGCACTCCAAGGTCTATTACGACCTGGTTGAGCGCCGTGCAATCGACTATGTAAGCACTGCCGATGCCCGTGGCACCTCCACCACCCAATCCGGTGGTTCGATGGTTGCTGCTTACGGCAATCCCACTGTCCCGACCTACATGGGTCTGCGTGTCATCGTTTCGGATGATGTGCAAACCGAGGGCAGCGGTGCCTCGACCGAATACGCAACTTACTTCTTCACCGAAGGTGCAGTTGCGAGCGGCGAGCAAATGGCGATGCAGACCGAAACCGATCGTGACATCCTCGCCAAGAGCGATGCTATGTCGATTGACCTGCACTATTGCTACCACCCGGTCGGCTCGAAGTGGGCGGTGACTACCACCAACCCAACTCGTGCTCAACTGGAGACGGTGGGCAACTGGTCGAAGGTGTACGAGCTTAAGAACCTCGGCATCGTTCGCGCCACTAACACCTCCAACTTCGATTGAGGAGTTAATTAATCATGGCTTCTCAATTTGAGGTTTCTGCTGGCAAGGCAATCGGCTACGTCTCTGGCGGTGCCGTGACCCAAGCGACCAGCAAGGCAACTACGGTTGTCCTGAACAGGGTGTGTGGTGCCATCACCATGCACGATGCTGAGCTTGCAGCAGGCGTTGAGGTCTCCTTTACGGTGACCAACAGCGAAGTTGCTGCAACTGACATCGTTCTGGTTAACCACAGTTCTGCTGGAACTGCTGGTTCCTACCTGGTGCAAGCCAATAGCATCGCTGATGGATCTTTCAAGATCACTGTCAGCAATGTGTCGGCAGGCGCGTTGTCTCAGGCAATCGTGCTGACCTACGCCGTCTTCAAGGCTGCTGCCTCCTGACGATGGGGTTGTTCGCCTTTAAGCGAGCACGGGAACTGGAGGCTGCTGCTTTGGCGGCAGCCTCTACTCCTCCTGAGCTTGTAACTGACCAATCTTCGGAACCGCCCGATGGCAATCTCAATCGACGCAACGGTCGGGGGCGCAAGCGCAAACAGCTACCTGACCCTGAATAATGCCAACGACATCATTGATGGCTTGGTGCAAGATGCTGATGTAACTGCTTGGGCTTCTGCGACGACAGATCAGAAAAATCGAGCTTTGTACACAGCGGCTCAACGCATTGACCGTGAACGTTTTTTAGGTGCCCGTGCGACTGATACGCAGTCTCTCCAGTGGCCGCGCACTGGAGTCCGCAAGCCAGATACGTACATCAACACGTACGCCGTGGGCTTTCCGTTTCGTATCACAACTGATTATTTCACTAATACCGAGATCCCGGATCAGGTCAAGAAGGCGCAGGCGGTCCTCGCCGTTTACCTGAACAACAACAAGGATGGTCTGGGGCTGAGTGGTCTGGAAGATTACAAGAACGTTAAGATCGGCAGCCTAGACGTGACGCCTAACACCTATGGCGCGACTGGTGCTGATCGCATCCCGCCGATGGTTGAGCGGTATTTCACCGGACTTAGAATCAGTGGACCTGGCAACATTGCCGTCAAGCGGAGCTGATTCATGGGTTACGCCTACCCCGGTGCCGAGTTCATCGATGACACCAGTGCTCATACTGGGCGCTTTGGCAAGATCGTTGCACTTGAGGATTCGGTAATTGCCAGCCTCAGCGCAGACGGTTACACCGGCAATGCCCTCTCGGCAATCCCTTTCAAGGCGAGTTGCGAGCTATGTGGCGTGTTCACTAGCATCACGCTGACAAGCGGCACTGTGGTGGCTTATAGGCTCTGATTATGGCGCATAACAGCAACGCCATTGATCCGTCCTACAGCATTGGTGCTGACTTTGTGAACACCACCGATGCCCATACTGGCAGGTGGAATCGCATCGTCATTCTGAAGAACAACACCAGCTTTAGTGCTTTGACAGCACAGAACTGGACTGGCAACAGCCTGGTTGGCGAGTCGCTGCCGTCTGGGTTTGAAATCCAAGGCGTGTTCACTGCTTTTACCCTTAGCAGCTCTGGCGTTGTGATCGCTTACAAGATCTGACATGGCAAAATCCCACGGCAGTTCATCACCAGTTGACTACGCAGTAGGCGCTGAAGTCATTCATGACACTACAACGCACACTGGCAAATTCATGCATATTGACTTCTACGAGAACAGCACCATCCATACGATCATCAGCACCAATGTGATTGATGACAACTTCAGCGGTGCAACGGTGGATTCAGGTTCTCACCTGACGGGATATTTTACCAGCATTCGGCTCCAGAATGGGGCGTGTATCGCGTATAAAATCTGATGGCGCTTTCAACCTCGCTACGAAAGGTTGCCAATAAAGTCGTCAGTAAGTTTGGCGGTAATGTGACTGTTCGCATCGTCACTGGCGGCAGCTATAACACCACTACGGGTGCCATCACTGAATCAGAGTCTGATAGCACTGTCAAAGGCGTTCTGTCTGACGTAAGCCTGAAGGAGGCTAACGAGCTGGTGCAAGCTGGCGACAAGCGTTTGTTGATCGCTGCCTCTGCTGTGGCAACAGCACCTGAAACCAAGGATCGCATCGTCATCAGCAGCGTTGTGCATCAGATCATTCAAGTCAATACGATTGAGCAAGACAACACTGCGATTGTCTACGAACTGATCTTGAGGGCTTGACCATGGCACGCACTATCAGGATCGATCAAATCGCTGGCTTGATGGACGATCAGGTTCGAAAGCTAGTGAACAGGACAACGCTGCAGTGGCAGAAGGAGCTAAAGACCAAACAACCACCTGTCGGCACGCCCGTTGATAACGCCCGTTTAGTCCAAGGCTGGGATGTGAACACAGATAACCCATACGTCGGGCGGGTGTTCAACAACGTCGAGTATGCCGAGGCAGTTTGCTATGGCACCAACCTTCCACCATCGTGGGGTGGCAAGTACCGCACACGCCAAGGTACGCAGCCAGGCTTTCCTGATCTGATCGGCAAAGAGCTTGAGGCTTACGTGCGCAAAAACTGGCGTGACATCATCGCTGAAGACTAATGGCAGCTCTCAACCTCAACACAATCCGCGCCACCATCGAGGCACGGTTGGCAACAGAGCTGGCGAACAGTCCTGCAATCCCGATCGTGTTTCACAACATGGCGTATGAGCCGACTCCAGGTTCGACATGGGTGCAATGCCTAACCACCTTCGGCGGCAACGAATACCTCAGCCAAGGTGGTACAACCAACTCTCAAAATCGTCTGGTCGGCTTGCTCGTCATTAATATTTTTACGGCTCTTGGCGTTGGACCCGGCGCTAACTACACGATTGGGAAACGCATTCGGGATCTTTACAATAGGGTCAACGTGTCGGGGGTTTTCTTCGACGCTCCATCCGGTCCGGAGGCTCTGGCTTCACCAGCTCCCGAGGGCTACTTTCAAACCCAGGTCCGTGTGACCTTTGAATCCATCGAGGAACTCTGACCCATGGCAGTCATCCGAGGCGAACAAGGCGCTGTGCAATTCGACGCAGCGGGCACTACCAAAGCAACCGTTGTCGGCACCCGTAGCTGGAGCCTGACTACTACCAAGGAAACCTTGGATGTCAGCAAGCACGGCGACACCTTCCGCGCTTTTGTCGGAAGTATGATTTCCGGTTCCGGCACTGTGGAACTGGTTTACAACCCTGATGCAACAGGGCAGGCGAACTTCCTTGAGGATGTGCTGACCACTGCTGATCCTGCTGACGCTGCCTTCGAGCTTTTTACCACTGGCACCACCGCTGGTACTGACTCGGTTGCGTTTAACGGCATCATCACTGACATGGAAATTACTTCCACTGTTGGTGAGATCATCATTGTTACCTGCAGCTTCATCACCAGCGGCACCATTACTGGCAACCTTCAGTGATGAGGTGTAGAGTCAGAGCGATTAAATAAGCTCTGATGGCAGGCACCAAACGTACTGTGGATCTGCTGGTTGAGGCATTTGACCTCAGCCAGCGCCGCAAGTTTGTTCTTAAAAATGCCGCAGGTCAACCTGTGGTGGACTTGTATTTCCGTCCGATCACTCGCGCTGATCGCAAAACTGCACAGGCGCTTGCGGGCAGCGAGGAAGCACTGGACATCAGCACCCACATGCTTTGCCAGCTTGCAGAGCTGCAGGATGGCACGAAGGCTTTTAGCTCTGGCGATGCACCAAAACTGCAGCGTCAACTGCCTGAGTCTGTGCTGAACGAGCTTGAGCTGTTCTTATTCGGGATTGGCGATGCAACCGATCTTGAGGAAGCAAAAAACGGCTGAAGCAGGACAACTGGCTCTTTTTTGAGTTCTTCCTGTCCTGCGAGCTAGGGATGACGGTCAGCCGGTTACGAACTGAGCTGACCGATGCAGAGTTTGTTCATTACGCCGCCTATTTCGAATTGAAGGGCGAGCGCGAGAAACAGGAGATAGAGCGCGCCAAGATGCGCCGCTAGTAGCATTGGTGTACTGATATGCGGTAGTAGTGGCAAGAGCCAACGTCGAACTCACCGTTAACGCTCAAGGCGCAGTTGGACCTCTTAGAAGCGTTCAACAGCAAGCAGGGCAAACGCAGACAGCAGTTAAATCACTGCAAAATGCTGTTACTGGTCTTGTTGGTGCATTTTCTGCCGCTCAGGCGATCCGCTTTGTTTTTGCGAAAACCGCTGAACTTGAAACTCAGACTCGCAGCCTACAAGTATTAACTGGCAGTGTTCAACAAGCCAAGCAAATTATTTCAGAGCTTCAACAGCTTGGTGCAGTCACGCCATTTACTAGCACTGAGCTGATTGATGCGGCGAAAAGACTACAGGCTTTTGGTGTTGAAGGAGATCGAGTCGTTGAAGTTACGCGCCGTCTTGCAGACGCATCTGGTGCAACTGGTGCTGAGCTGCAAGGAATTGTCACTGCTTATGGGCAAGTTGTAGCGAAAGGAAGATTACAAGGTGAAGAGCTTTTGCAGTTCCAAGAGCGCGGAATCGGACTGCAGCAAGAGCTGCAGAAAATGTACAACCTATCTGGTGAAGAGCTGCAAAAGGCTCTCAGCAAAGGTCAAATTAGTGCTCAAGCAGTAGAAGTTGCTATCCAGCGACTGACAAGTGCAGGCGGCAAATATGCAAATGGAGCAGTTGCGCAGTCGGACACATTAGCAGGACGATTCAGCACGCTGCAGGATGGCATAGACCAGCTAGCAAGACGAATTGGGCAGGTTTTAACACCTGCTCTTAAAGCAGTTTTTAATCAGGCAATTGCTGTTATTGATGCAGTGAACCAAGCACTCGCAGCGGGACGCGGAGGAGGCTTTACACGTAGTGTTTTTGGAGCAAGACAAGCGTTAAATGTCGGAGCAACAAGCCAAGCCATTGACAATATTGCTAAGGGAATCGGACAGGTAACATCGCAACGAAACAAAGCAGGAATCCAACAGAATCTGCAAGTACTCCAGCAGTATCAAAGATTACTGCAAAGCATTGGACCTGATGATCCGAACGCATCGAGAGCCGTCGAACTACAAGGTTTAATCTTTGACAAGATAAATGAAAATGTTGCCGCGCAAAAGCAGCTTAATACTCAAGTCAAAACACAAGGTGACCTATTTAAGGTTCCACCACTGGCTGCGCCTACCGGCACGACAGGTGCTAAAAAAGGCGAAACCAAGACACGCGAAAGCAGGCTGGGTGAGCTAACGAGAGAGTTAGGCTTAGCGCAGGACATCTTCGATATTCAAGGTCGTGTTCTGCAGGCTCGTGCCAGCGAAAACAAAGCACTTGAAACCACAAGACAGGCGCAGATTGAATTGCGTCAGGTTACAGATCAAATGGCAGCCGTGAGAGCTGACAAAGATCTACCGGCAGCAGAAAAGTTACAGAAAATAGCAGCCCTTGAACTTCAAAGCAAAACCGTTTCAAGGCAGCTTGCCTATGACCTTAATGCGCAAGATCAAGAGAAAGCAAAAAATGCAGCAGATGCAATTCAGCGTTTAGTAGACGAGCAGGCATTAATTCAAGCGAAACTAGATGGCAATGAAGCCGAAGTCATACTGTCTCAACAGATTAGGGATTTAAAGAAACAGAACACAGCTCTCAACGAAGCAGATGCTAAAACAATCATCGAAAGCACCAACAAGCTAAAAGAACAGTTCGCAGTCGCAGAACAGATGAAGCAGCTTTATGCGGATATTGGCATGAGTATTAAGAGTGGCGTTGTAGATGCGATCACTTCTGCTGTTGATGGCACTAAGGCACTTGCCGATGTCGCAAATGACATGCTGCGGAATATTGCTAATCGTTTGCTTGATGTGGCGATCAACTTCGCGCTGTTCGGAGCAATGTCAGGCACCGGCACTGGTGGCGGCTTACTTGGCGGTCTATTCAAGAAGCGTGCAATGGGTGGCAGTGTTTCCGGCGGCTCTCCTTACCTTGTCGGTGAGCGCGGTCCTGAACTTTTCATGCCAGGACGTAGCGGTGGCATCGCACCCGCAGGCAGCTTTGGCGGCTCAAACATCGTGGTTAATGTGGATGCAACTGGCACCAACGTCCAAGGCAACTCGGACGACTCCAAGCGTCTCGGTGAAGCCATCGGCGTCGCCATCCGCCAAGAGCTAATCAAACAGAAGCGTCCTGGAGGCTTGCTCGCCTAATGGCTACTTTCCCCGCTATCACTCCAACTTACGGCGCCCAAAAAACCAGCCGACCCAAGGTCCGCGCAGTCCAATTCGGCGACGGCTACGAACAACGCCTTATGTACGGCATCCCTTCGCACATGAACCCGAAGGAATGGAACCTGACCTGGGAGGTGTCCGAAACAGACGCGGATACCATCGAAACCTTCCTCAATGCCCGCGCCGAAGACGCCGCCAGCTTCGACTGGACCCCCCTCGATGAAGCTACCGCCTACAAGTGGGTTTGCCCTGAGTGGAGTAAAACGATTCCGTACAACAACCGAGCCACAATTAACGCCACCTTCCGCCAGGTCTTCGAGCCCTAATGGCAGTCCCAACCTCAGAACTCCAGAAGGTCAACCCCAGCAGCATCATCGAGCTGTTCGAGCTGGAACTATTCGCCAATATCCACGGCAGCGCCTTTACCTATCGTTTCCACGCCGGAACCAACGCCCTAAGCACCAACGGCAACGTCGTCTGGGCAACAAATACCTACTCAGCTTTGCCTATTGAGGTCGAAGGATTTGAGTACAACGCCGAAAGTGGCAGTCTGCCTAGACCCACAATCCGCGTCTCCAACCTGCTGGGCGGTATCACTGCGGTTTTGCTGAGCGTCAACGCCACCACTGCAGGCAACGACCTGACTGGCGCAAAGCTGACCCGCATCCGCACGCTGGTGCGCTACATCGACGCCGTTAATTTTCCCGGTGGCACCAACCCCTATGGCACCCCGGACACCACCGCCACCCTGCCATCCGAGATCTATTACGTCGCCCGTAAGGTCTCCGAAAACCGCGACCTAGTTGAGTTTGAACTCAGCGCCAGCTTTGACCTCGCCGGTGTCCGCAGCCCCAAACGCCAATGCAGCGCCAATCTTTGCCCATGGATCTACAAAGGGTCTGAATGTGGCTACAGCGGCGCTAATTTCTACGACGAAAATGACAATACTGTTGGAAGCTCCGCCGCCGACAGATGCGGCAAACGCCTGAGTAGCTGCCAAATCCGCTTTGGCTCGACTAACGCCTTACCGTTCGGTGGCTTCCCCGGTATCGGTGCCTTCAACGGATGAATAAAACCACCAAGGCTGAAGCACTGGAACACGCCAAGGCGGAAGACCCGCGTGAGGCTTGCGGTCTGCTGGTGGTCATTAAGGGGCGCAAACGGTATATCCCCTGCCGCAACTTGGCAGAAGGCAACGAGTTCTTCATTCTTGACCCAGCGGATTACGCCGCCGCCGAAGACAAGGGCGAAGTTGTGGGCGTCGTCCATAGCCACCCAGTCACTCCGCCAATTCCCAGCGAAGCAGATCGCGTCGCCTGCGAAAAATCCGGCTTGCCCTGGTACATCGTCAACCCCAAAACAGAGCAATGGGGCGAGCTGTCGCCTGAAGGCTACAAGGCACCGCTGATCGGGCGGACATGGGTGTGGGGCGTCAGCGACTGCTGGACGCTGGTACGGGACTGGTATGCCGAACAAGGTTTGCACCTCCCAGATTGGGAACGACCCACCACCCCGGAGCAGTTCAACGACGCGCCCATGTTTGACGACTGCTGGCGCGAAGCGGGCTTTTACGAGGTGGACATTGCCGAGATGCAGCCGGGCGACGCAATGCTGATGGCGATCGAGTCAAACAAGCTCAACCACGTCGGGGTCTACATCGGTGACCAACTGGTGTTGCATCACTTGCGCGGAAGGCTATCAAGTAGAGACATGCTGGGAGAATGGCTCCTAAAATGCACCGGTAGGGTCTTGCGCCATGGAAAAGGAAGTTAGGCTCTACGGTCCACTGGCAAAGTTCATCGGTCAGCGGAAGTTTTTGGCGGAGATCAGCAGCGCAGGCGAAGCAATCAGGATGCTGCTGGCAAACTTCCCCGGACTGGAACGCCACATGGCAGACCAGCATTACAAGGTAATTGTTGATAATTACGAAAGCGATTTAGACGAGATCCACTATCCCGCCAGTCAAGTCATCAAGATCGTTCCAGTGCTGGGCGGTGCCGGTGGTGGAGCGGGCAAAATCATCGCGGGTGTTGCACTTGTTGCCTTTGCAATCGCCACTGCTGGTGTTGGCTCCGGTTTCCTGGGGCTTGGCATGGGTCTGACCGGCGCGGTGGGTCCGTTCGCTGGTGGATTAACAACCGGTTTTATTCTTGGTGGCGCTGCATCGACAGTCGTTGGTGCTATCGGTGTCGCTTTGATCTATGGCGGCGTTTCGCAGCTTCTTTCGCCAACACCCCAGATCGGTCAGCTTGGTCCTGTCAGCTCTGGCGGCTTAGGCAACCGCACAACCGAAAACACCGAACTAGACCCACAAGAGTCGTACAGCTTCAGCGGTATTCAAAACACCAGCAAGCAGGGTGTTCCTGTGCCGGTGGTTTATGGCGAGACTGTTGTTGGCTCAGTGGTGATTTCTGCTGGCATCGACGTTGACACGATCTGACATGGCTGACTCCAAGAACAATCAGATCATTGGTGCCGGTGGTGGTCGCAGCCAAACGCCTGTCCAGCAAACAGTTGTTGTCCAACAAGCAGCCGCACCGGCAGTTAGGACACCTGTTCGCACAGCAGACAACCTTGCGTCAACTGCCTTTGCCAATATCCTCGACCTCATCAGCGAAGGCGAGATTGAAGGCTTCCCATCTGCACGCGCCTACACCCGTGGTACAACAAACTACAACCTCGCCCTACTCAAAGACGTTTATCTAACCGATACCCCAGTCCTGCGATCTGGTGCTGATGTAACTAACCTCACCGACGCCGATTACAACTTCAAAGGTGTCAGCGTCGAAGCCCGTTATGGCACCAACGCTCAGGACTACATCCCCAAGTTTGGTGAAACAACAGAAGACGTAGTTAGCGTCAACACCGAAGTCGTACAGGCAACACCTGTCACCCGGCAAATTACAGATAGCAACGTCGATGCAGTTCGCGTCAGCATCGCAATCCCACGCCTTGAAGCAGCAACATCAGAAGGCGATGTGCTTGGGACTAGCGTCACCATCAACATCCAACTGCAGTACAACGGCGGCGGCTTTACGACCGTCAAAACTGACACGATCAGCGGTCGAACTGCCGACAAATACGAACGCGACTATCTAATTGATATTGCTGGCTCATTCCCGGTTGACCTGCGCGTGGTCCGTGTTTCAGCCGACAGCACTGACACCAACGTCAGCCCCACCTTCTTCGTTGCTTATACCGAGCTGATTTATCAGAAGCTGCGCTATCCCAACAGCGCCCTTGCTGCAGTCCGTTTCCAAGCAGAGCAGTTCAACAACATCCCAGCCCGGTCATATCGTATCCGTGGCGTCAAAGTCAAAATCCCAAACACTGCCACCGTTGATCAGGCAACCGGCAGGATCACCTACGCAGGCACATGGACCGGCACCTTTGGCGCCGCCCAATGGACAACCTGCCCGGCGTGGATTCTGTACGACCTACTGATTAACAGGCGCTACGGCTTTGGCGATCACGTCGCAGAAGCACAACTCGATAAGTTCGCCTTCTATTCCGCCAGTCAATACGCCAACGAACTTGTTGATGCAGGCTTAGGCGATGGCACAACAGAAGCCCGCTTTAGCTGCAACGCCCTGATTCAAAACCAGTACGAGGCGTACAAACTCATCAACGACCTGTGCAGTGTGATGCGCTGCCAGCCGTACTGGTCAACCGGCGCATTGACGATCACCCAAGACAAGCCCACAGATTCCACCTATTTGTTCAACCGCTCCAATGTGCTGGAGCCAGGCTTCAGTTATGCCGGTTCAGATCTAAAAACGCGCCACACGGTTGCCGTTGTCAGCTACCTCGATCTCAACACCCGCGAGCAAAACTACGAGATCGTCGAAGACCGTGACGCTATTGAAAAATATGGCTGGGTCGCCACTGAAATCAAAGCCTTCGCCTGCACATCACGCGGTCAAGCCAATCGCCTCGGGCAGTGGATTCTTTTCAGCGAGCAAAATGAAACGGAAGTTGTCAGTTTCACTGCATCCATCGAGGCTGGCACGCTGGTACGCCCTGGTGCAGTCATTGACGTACAAGATCCTGTACGTGCTGGTGTGCGTTACGGCGGCAGGATCAGCAGTGCAACTGCCAGCGTCATCACGGTAGATAGCACCGAAGATTTACCCACCAGCAATGCCACCTTGTCGGTGATGCTGGCTAATGGAACTCTTGAAACCCGCGACGTTTCAATTCGCAGCGGTTCATCAATCACTGTTGCCACCTCATTTAGCAGCGCACCAAATCCAAACAGCATCTGGATTCTGCAAACTACGTCGATACAAACTCAGCAATATCGCGTCCTAACTGTCAAAGAAACAGAGGGCAATCTCTACGCCATCACCGGACTGCTTTACAACGCAAGCAAATATGCCCACGTGGAGCGTGGTTTCCAGCTTGCTTCCCGCAACATCAGCAATCTGAATCCCATTCCGTCCCCACCGACAAGTCCACGGGCATCAGAACAGTTTTATATCGCCAACGACAAAGCTAAGGTCAAGATCATCCTGAGCTGGGCAGCAGTCAAAGGCATCCCGCAATACAAGGTTCGCTATCGCGCTGGTAACGACAACTGGGAACAAATCACGGTCGCCAAACCTGATGCTGAAATCCTTGACACCCGCGCCGCTAATTACACCTTTGAGATCTACAGCATCAACTCACTGGGGCGACAATCCTCAGATTTCACGCCATTTAACTTCAACGCAATCGGCAAAACCGCAGTACCGGGGCAAGTACAGAATCTCTCGTTTGAACGCATCAACGCCAATACCGGACGCCTTCGCTGGGCTCCCTCAACTGAAGCTGACGTACTTGCTGGCGGCAAAGTTCACATCCGCCATAGCAGCCTGACTGATGGCACTGGCAGTTGGAGTAACTCCGTTGACTTGATTGCTGCTGTTCCTGGCAACTCAACAGAGGCGACAATTCCAGCAGTTGAAGGTGAAGTTCTAGTCAAGTTTGAAGATGACGGCGGGCGTCAAAGCACCAATGAAACCAGCGTCATCATTGATTTTCCTGATGCACTGGGCGAATACACAATCCAAGTTCGCCGCGAAGATCAGGACAGCCCACCATTCCAAGGCACCAAAACCGACTGCTTCTACAGCGATGAATACGATGCACTGACCATTGATGGTGACGCTGATATTGACGACGAGGATGACATTGACCTGATCCCCAACTTTGACTTCCTCGGCAATGTGCTGAGCAGTGCAACCTATGACTTCACCAACACGCTGGATCTGGAATCCGTATTTTCGGTTGACCTCCAACGCCGTTTCGTTACCCGTGGCTTCCTGCCCGCTGACCTGATCGACAACCGGGTTGCCCTGATCGACACTTGGGACAACTTCGACGGCGACGTGGTTGATTCAGTCAACGCCGTACTGGAGCTGCGCCGCACCGACGACAACCCCAGTGCCACCCCGACGTGGAGTGCATGGCAACCGTTCGTCAATGGCACCTTCCGTGGACGTGCCTTCCAGTTCCGCGCCCAGCTCGAATCCAACAGCGTGGATCAGAACATTCTGATTGACGAATTGGGCTACAAAGCCACGTTCCAGCGCCGCTTCGATCAAAGCACCGCCACTGTCACCAGCAGTGCAAGCGCCACCAACGTCACCTTCGCCAATGCCTTTTTCACTGGTACGAGCGTCTTGGGTGGCGTCAACAGCACCCTGCCATCAGTGGGCATCACAGCCCAGAACATGCAAGGCGGTGACTACTTCGAGGTCAGTAACGTCAGCAGCACCGGCTTCACGGTCCACTTCAAGAACTCCGGTGGTACGAGCATTTCAAGGCAGTTCAACTGGTCTGCTACCGGTTTTGGTCGTGTCAGCTAAAGTGCAAGAAATGAACCCGTAGGGCGGCACCTTGGCAACCCACGACTATGTGATTGCTAACGGGACGGGCGCAGCAGTCCGTTCAGATTTAAATGGTGCCTTAGCGGCAATCGTTAGCAATAACAGCGACAGCACAGCACCCACTACGACCTACGCCTACCAGTGGTGGGCAGACACTACAAACGGTCTACTGAAGATCCGTAATGCCGCGAACTCGGCGTGGGTCACTGTTGGCACGCTGGCTAGCGCCAATCTGGGTCTTGCGCCACTAGCCTCCCCGAGTTTTACCGGCACTGCGACGTTTGCCGGAAACATCAACATGTCCGGGACTGGCGCCATTGATGTGGCTGCTGGTACGACGGGCGAACGCCCCGGCACTCCCAGTAACGGGATGATCCGATACAACACCACCGACAACCAATTTGAGGGTTACGCGGCTGGTGCATGGGGTGAGATCGGCGGTGGCGGTGGGGCAACAGGTGGTGGCACCGATCAGGTTTTCTACGAGAATGATCAAACAGTCACGACCAACTACACTTTGACTGCATCCACCAACGCCATGAGTGCTGGTCCGATCACGATTAACAGCGGGGTCACGGTCACGATTGGCTCCGGTCAAAACTGGGTCATTGTCTGATCATGCCTATCACTATTAACGGATCAGGGACACTCACTGGCATTAGCGCAGGTGGTCTTCCTGACGGTTCCATCACATCTGATGACCTTGCGAATGGTGCAGTCACGGCAGCCAAGTTGGCAGCAGGTGCTGGGGGGAAGATCCTGCAGGTGGTGACGACGGATTACACGGGGTTGTTCAGCACTTCTACTGCGAACACCTGGACGCAAGTCTCCGGCTTGGACCGCTCCATAACTTTGTCGTCTAGTAGCAGCAAGGTTTTAATTATTGTTTCACTCGGTCAGGTAAGTAGTGCGCATGATGTCGGCACTGCTTGGGATATCCGCCGAGATGGAACGGCTATTTTGCAAGGTGTAGCAGATGGCAGTCGGATTCCTTGCACCTTTAAGGTTGGCTGCTATCAGCCAAGCCATGCAGCAGCGGCTACTTTTGCGGGCATTGATTCCCCTGGTTCGTCTGGTTCCAAAACATATCAGATTTACACCCGCGCTCAGGGCGGATGCACGGTTCATCTCAATAGAACGCAGAATAACGAGGAGTCTAATGATACCTTTGCCGCTCGTCCTGCATCTCACCTGACCCTGCTGGAGATTGCATCATGACGACCTACAACCACGACGCAATCCGCAAGGCTTATCCCAACGCCGTCACGATTGAGGATGGCTTTGGTGTCAAAGATGCCAACGGCAACCAGATCATTCTCGATCAAGCTCTGGTCGATGCTGCTGCGGTGATTGTTGCCAAGGAGCAGGCAATCGAACAAGTCCGCCGCAAACGTGCTGCTGCTTACACCGCAGAAGCCGACCCGCTGTTCTTCAAAACGCAGCGCAGTGAAGCCACCATCGAGGAGTGGCAAGCAAAGGTTGCTGAGATCCGCAGCCTCTATCCCTACCCTGCGGAGGTGACCCCATGAGCAAGCTACGACTTACAGGAAGCACCAGCGGCTTCACAGAGTTGACTGCACCTGCAGTGGCAGGCAGCAATACTTTGACCCTACCTACGGGCAATGGCACGGCTGGGCAGTTCCTGCAGACCAATGGCAGTGGTGCGCTGAGTTTTGCGACGGTTGCGACTGGAACGCAGTGGACAAATGGATCCCAGCAAACACTAAGTGGCACTGCAATTACTTTTAGCTCTATCCCTTCAAATGTTGTTTATATCCAAATAACAATCCTGGATATGAGTTTTAACGGAACAAGCAATCTACACATTCGCCTTGGCGATGCAGGTGGCGAGGAATCATCTGGATATGTTGGCATAGCTTATGCAACAAACTCTGTGACAAATATGCCAACAACTGCCTATGGGTTCCATGGTACGGATGCTGCAGCGTATCAATACTCTGGTCAAGTGCAATTCTGGAACCACAGCGGAAATACATGGCTATCTGAAGGAAGAATTGCACAACAAACTATCGCAGATCAAATGGCGTACTCTGGGATGAAAGGTTTGTCGGATACTCTTACGCAGATTCGTTTGTTTGGCAGTGGTGGTCATAGTTTTGACAACGGCTCTGTAACCCTTCACTATCTCACCGCATAGCCATGAAAACTATTGTCAACGTCCAAACCGGCGAAGTCACCACTATTCCTCTGACCGCCGAAGAAATCGCAGAACGCGAAGCCTATGAGCGCGACGTTCTGCCTGGCGTTTTGCTGGATAACCTCCGCACCCGTCGCAATCAGCTCCTTGCTGAAACCGACTACCTCGCCCTGAGCGACCAAACCATGACCGCTGAGATGCAAGCGTATCGCCAAGCCCTCCGCGATCTACCCGCTAACACCGTTGAT